CATCATCAATAATATACAGGACAAAGAGGTGTGGCCTAAAAGTAGGAGGCGCCGCGGGGCGGAGCCCGGGCGGAGCGCGGGCGGGGCCGGGGAGTGTTTTCCGCGGGCGAGTTCCGGGTTCGCGGCGGTCAGGCGGCTACCGCGGTATCAGGTGTCATATGGGTGGTGCCTGCGGGTGGGGTTTTACGAGCGGGAAATTTCGGTTGCGCTATCAAATAACGGGAGTGTCCTTTGTGGCTTTGTGCTCTCAGTTTATGACCCGGGGACTTTTGGCACAAAAAGTCCCTGCGGGCGCCAGCTGATATCGTTTTTCACTGCCTCACACGCTATGCGGTTAATCATTTTCACTTCCCCATTTTCTGTCTCATTTTCGCCTCCGCCCATCAGTGTACTTAAGGCTCCGTCTCCCACTGTCCTCAGCCGCATTTCACAGCCACTGCTCGTCTCAGTGAGATCGCTCTCTCCGTGAGTACTTATGTCTGCTCTGGGAATCTCCATGGGGGCCTGTTTCTGTGTTAGGCTTCATAAGACTTTAGTGGAGGCTGTGTGCGCCCACTTAAACCTTACTGACTTTCTGCCGACTGCTCTGCGCCAAGTGTTATTTACTTTTATTAGACATCTTGATATCAGACCCTGCCCCACTTATGTGGGGGCAGTCTCCACATTAAACGGCGATTTCCTGGATTTTTTTGTTTTCATTGGAAGCGATGCTACTGCTTTTGACACTGTGCCTGACTTACAGACTACAGCCGCCTACATAGAAAATCATCTCAGAGCTCATTTTGAGCACCTGCTTGCCGAGGACGCGACCCACCTGCTGCACAGCCTGACTGTGTCCTGGGAGCCTAATCTGTTAGTCACTGCAGAGTAAGGTGAGTAAAGGGGGTGCGCGTATGCCGTGTGGGTTTCTGGTGGTGGTTTGCTTAGCATTTTTTTTTTTTTACTTTTTTCCAGAATGGCTTCTGCTGTGTCCAGAGTCTACTATGAATGCAATATTGAAATTAGAGATGCACTAGCAGCTGTAATTAAAGAAAAAGATTATGAAACTGACCTCTGTAGGGGCGTTTCTATGCTACTGCAGACTACATACAATTTGATGGCTGTGCGCAGGCTGTCTAGTCACAGCAGCTATGCTATAGAGTCTTCTATAGTGCTTGCCAGCCTTCAGGAAATGCCTTGTGTGATTAGAGCAGAGGTTCAAACCATGGTCAGAGTGTATATCCGGGGTTGGATTGAGGGACTAGGGGCCGGCTTGGAGGAGGATTTGTATACACAATGGCTTAACAATGTGACTGTCAATTTTTTTAACTGCTAATTGCAGATTCTGTTTTTATTTTTAGGATGGCTTCTGCTGATGTGCAAACTCTTTTTGTGTCTGTAGTGCTGAAAGCTTCGCTATATGACAGCTTAAAACAAATAGATAAGGATATTGTTTCAGTGCTTACTGCCGGATTGCAGACCTACCTGTCCACATGGCTTAATAATGTTACTGTAGTGGGGAGTGAGTGCAGCAATGGGGATTTAGAGTTCACAGTGGGCATTGCATGGTACTATGTTTTATGCACAAAAGATTTTGAAAGAATAGTGTGTGAGCGGGTGACACAGTATCTAAGGGATTCAATGTTTGACTATGCCGGAGCTTGTGGCGCGCTGCCAAGCTTGCCTGAGGAGCTTAGTGTGTATTTTATCCCCGCAGGGCAAGATGTCAGCGAGACCTCTGCAGGTGTGCCTGAAGGGAATGATTCACTTTCCTGAGGAGTCAGTGCAAGCTATAGGCGCTTTTGTTCCAGATGCGCAGCAATTTGTTTTTGATGTTACTGAGGAGCTTGTAGCTTTTCTGTTTTGCAGGAGCTTCTTTAAAACAACCGACAGAGAGAAACCTGGCTTAAGCTTTAAATTTATTGTCTATTATCCCTCTGGAACTATGAGTGAGAGAGATGAGGCCTGGTATGAGCACTACCGCCACTTGCTTAAAACTGAGCTTACAAAGGCTATTAACAAGCATGAGTCTATCAATGATGCTTTAAAAGACAAAGACCTAGTAACCGTTACTTTCACTGAAGTGATGGGTTTTTGTTCATAGATGCAGTGCGTGCCTGCTGGAGGTGATTCACCATCCCACGCAACTGTTGTGGTGAGAGCTCCTAATTACTGGAACTGCTTTGCTTTTTGCTATGAGGTTCCTATTCTGTGGAATGAAATTTTAAATACTCATGATAAAATTTTACTGGGAAACTTTGTATGCTGTGGGGGCTTAGAGCTTATTCTTACTAGACATTGCTGTGTGTCCGAGCCTCAGTGCTGGCGCCTGCACTGCCACTGTTCTGACTCTAGGCAGTTGCAGTGCTTAGCAGGGCGAGAGGTGCTAAGGCAGCTTGTGCTGAAAATTCTTGCTGGGGGTGTCATAAATAGATATCATTTGTGGATCAGGGAGAGCATAAATGCAGGCCATCCAGAAGAGATTGTATATGTAGGAAGTATAATTTTTGATGGCATTCACTATTTGTACTTTACACTGACATTTAATATCTCGCTGATACAGTGGGCAATAGAGGAAATAGCAAAGCACTTAAATCCAGATATGGGATTTATAGTAAGGGGAAAGTTTAACTTTTGGATGGTGTTAAAGTGCAGATCCTGTAGTGTACACAATGTAACAGCTTTAAAGTGTTGTGCTCTGAGGGCTCGAAAGTTTGTTGCCAAGCTACTAAATGCTCTAAAAAGCACAGTCTACCTTTATGTACATTGGAGCACATCCAAGCATGAGGAGCGCCGCCAGAAAGCCCTGAGACAAGCTATGCTGTACAACAGATGTCGCCACATGAGTGACCTTGCATTGGTGAATCTGAGCGCCTTTCTTCACTTCTAGATGCGGACTGCCACCGAGGGAGACTTGGGGTCTGGATACCCTATGAACTGTGTAGATGGATTTGTATCTCTGACTGATCCCAGATTTGAATGTAAAGAGTATGTATACTATTTGCCCGCCAATGTAGATCTTTCCCAAAAAATATTGTATGTTAATGGCTGCTTTGAGCGCACTGTGTATAGAATTGCCAACTCTGCTGGAGGTTCAATAAGCACTCGAGTATACAATAAAGGTGATTAAACTTTATTGTGTTGTCATGGATTTTCTCCAACATAGCTGAAGCTAACGTTGTCAGTTTTAAACAGAGTTCCCCCGCTTAGTTTGCTGAAATTTGCAAACCGAAAGGTTAAGGCATAGTCTCCAATGGCGGTGGTGGGCTTGTTTAACAGAAGCAGACAGTCAATGTTTCTATTGGTGGGAATATCTAAAGCCACAGTGTCAAGGCCTAGGTGGCTCCAAAACACATTGCCGGCGTTTTCGGGGTATACAGCCTTATTGGGCATGCAGAGTTTCCAGTTTTGGTGAGGTTGGGGGTTGACATCATTAGAAGACCATGACTTCTCCCCCCAGGTACTGTTGGCATTGATGTTGCCAGTGGTAATGAGCTGTCCAAATTGATTAAATTCCAAAGTCAAGCTAAAGGGGCTTTGGGTGTTGTGAACAATTTCATAGTCCCCTACTCCTACAAACTTTGCAGTGAGAGCAACCAAGCTATCTATGCGGGTCATGCAGATGAAGCATTTGATTACAGGCTTGCCGTTTACAATGCCATTAACAGAGGGGTCAGGTCCAGTCCACAGGGTTACCAGCGGGGAGGTTGCAGGAGTAGTAAGCTGCACGGCCCCGGTGTTGTCCATAGAGAGTCCGCTACCCAGCTTTACTTGCACGGCCCCGTTATTGTCAATATTGAGGCCATTGCCCAATTTCGCCGTTAAGGCCCCACTGATGAGTTTCAACCCCTGTCCTAAACTAAGGGTAACAGCATTGCTCTGTATCTTGACACCGGGACCGGTTTGCACGGTCATGCTGCCGTTGGCTACCTGTAGGCCGCCGCCCAGCTGCAGGCTAACAGTATTGCTATCGAGCTGCAGGGGGGCGCTAAAAAACAATTGGGTGGGGTTGGTGTTTATAAGGGCGTTCCCTTGAATAGATAAGCCATCTCCGACCTGCAAGCTCACTGTGTTGTTGTTCAGCGAAAGGGGCGCCGCGTAAGTAGTTGGCAGCACTTGTAACTGACCCTGGTTAACGGTAAGCCCACTCCCCAGATTAAGGCTGATGGTTTGGTCAGTTTTTTGTAAGGGCTCAGACACAGTCAGGGGTTGGGCGGCAAGGCTTCCGTTGTCCACCTGTAATCCTGCTCCGACTTGTAGAGATACTTCATTATTGCTCAAAGACAGGGGCAGATTAAACTGCAGGGGGCTGGGAAAGGTCACACTGAGAGTACCATTGCTTTCTTGGAGGCCAGAACCAAGGTTGAGGGACACAGTGTCATTGTTTTTTTGTAGTGGGGATTGGAAAGTGAGTGGAGCGGGAAACACCACATTGAGAGCCCCGTTACTCTCCTGTAGCCCGGTGCCCAGGTTTAGAGAAACCTCATCGGATTCATTTTTGTTCAGGGGCGGTTGGAAGGTGAGGGAGTTGAAGGCATCCTCCACAATAATCTCCCCTTCGGAGGTGGTAGCTAGGCCCGGTCCAAGCTTCACTTGCAGCTTTCCTTGCTGAATGCTGAGCCCGGGCCCGGTGGCCAGGTCAATGGCTCCATCATTGCCAAAAGTTAAAGGGGGATCTATGTGTACAGCGAGAGTGCCGGGAGGAGACTGTGTGAGGCCTTGGTTGGTGTTAATGTATGGAGGCTGTGCTGCTGGTACATGCTGTCCATATGGGTAAACTGGGTCATAATCTGCAGGCAAAGCGCGCGCTCTCTTCATGGCTCAGGTGTTGGTCAATGGCAAGCTGTTGGGAGAGACCAGATTGTCTTTCAAAGATTTGAGAAAACTGGCCAGAGAGCAAGCCTGGAAGTACCAGAGCTGGGAGGAAGGCGGAGTGATTGACATTGAAACGCCAGACACAGAAGTAATGCTAAAAATCAGGTAAGTGTTTTTTATTTATTTTCTTAACTTACTATGCGTAAGCATTGGGGGCAGTGTATAGAACTGGCTTAATTTTTCGGGTTACACAGCAGCAAAATACAAACAAAATAACAAGGCAAAAGAGGATTCCACACAAAAAGAAAGAAAATACAAACAGGTTTGACTCCAGTATAGCATTTGGGTTTTCTCCCACTGTGTGTGGAAGAAACAAGGGGGTTTCCTCTTCTTCCTCATCCTCGGGAGCGGGAAAGAAGGGCAGGAGCATCACCTCTAGAGACTTTCTGCTTTCTCCCATGAGGAGATAGGTGCGGTCAGAGGAGAGATCAGTGATACAGGAGGGGAATTTGGAGGTGGCATTGCACTCCAAACGGTAAGAGCCTCCCGGTTGAAGCTTAAAGAGGTTCCAGCGGCAGGAGCGGGAAACATCGATGGGGTCTCTGTCTGCAGAGGGGTCAGTAGTTTGCTGAACAAACAGAGTGACCAGGTGTTGCTGCCAGTCAGGGATGGTGACGTTGTAACGCAGAAAGACCACCCTACCCCCCGGGTGGTGGACCATAGCAAGCCACAGGCCCAGGGTCTGGGGTGAGGTGTGGAGAATAGCCAAGTCTCCGGTCATATCTGCAAGTGCCCAGTTGGGGCGCACATTCTCCACCCGACCTTGAGCGCGCACCCGGGACACCTTGGTGGCCCTGAATTCATCTGTAATTTTATACCAGCGCACGCTGCGGATGTCGGAGCTGTGCTCTGGGGGAAGGTACAGAAATGTAGGGTCAAAGAGAAAGGCCTTTACAGTCAAGGTTTCCAGCGGCATGTCCTCAAAGGGCCTGGCAATGGGCATTTCTGCGACCGCGCCGGCTCCCAGGTGGTCAGAGCAGAGCATGCGAAGGTAGAGAAGGTAAAAGTCTATGGTCTCTGAGGTGCCGTTTTCTGAAATGGTAGCACGGTAGAAGCCGTCCTCCGCGTGCTCGGCGGCAAGGAAGAGACCGCTGCGATTAGCAAAACAGAGCCCTGTAAGAAAGCACTCGGGGAGGGCCCCAGTCTCCGGGTCGGTCCAGTTGACTGTGGCTGCGGCGTCCACCGGGAGGTCAAGACTGCAGGCAGTTAGATGGCAGCAGCTGACTGCGCGCTGCTGCGGAGCTGGGGTCCACTGAGCATAGGAGACCAGCACAGCAGACAGAAAAGCAACAGCGAGAGGAGCAATCATGGCTGTAAGAAAAAAGTCTGCGCTAGTTGAGGTTATACATATGACAGAGAGCCTGTATCATTTCCTTATGAGGGGCGGGTTTCTTGCACTCACAGCGGATCAGGATCTCAGATCCGCTGTGGGTTTTGGAGCACAGCAGCGTGCTCTGTTTGCCCAGCTTGGTTGAGTGGTGAAAGCATTTCACACTCAAAGACAAACCGTGCCCCTCCTGGTAGGAGTCAATCACCACGCATTCGTTATTGTCCAGCGGAGGATTGTGGAACCATACAGGCTTCAGGTTCTGCCTTACAAAGCAGCGAGGGTAGGTGCAAGTTTTCTCATGAACAAGACAGAGACAGTCAACTTCAACCTGGCAGGTGTTAGTTGTAGCCATCTACAGAGTTGGTTACTATATCGTAGTTGGGAATAAACTGATCAGGAAAGGTATCAGGAGGGCCAGAGAAAGGATTAAGGTATACCTCAGGTACAAACTCTTGCACAAACTGCACAGCCCCGATGCCACCCTGTCGCGGCGCGCTGGAAGCTTGCTGGAGAGTCAGAAAGGCCTGCGTGGGGTCAAATGAGGAGCGCGAGCCGCCGCCCAGCTGGAAGATGCCGTCCGGTCTTATGTAGGAGGCGCGGGGAATGTCCTCGCTGAGCTGAATGCCTCTGCCTCTGAGCGCCAAGGGCAGCTCATTTATAGGAGCGGGGCAGGGCGTGGTTGGGCAGAGGCGCCTCCCGCCGGCCAGTTGAATGCCAGCATTAGTCATGGCCTGTTCAAGGGCGTAGTTCCTGGGAAGCAGAACCGTTTTGGGCGGCGGCACCTCTTGCGCAACCATGGACGCGGGCCAAATGGGTGGGTCCATTATTGTCCTGGGAGTTTCGGTTATTTCTGCCTGGGTAGTTAAAATTTTATTGCGAAGGTCACGGATGCCATAAACCTGGCTAATCATTGATGGGCCGGCGCTAAACCAATTCATCTGGGTGGAGTAGTCCTGAGCCGCGCCTGCGGCGTGTCCTGTTTGCGGTTGGTAGCTCCACATATAAGGGGTTGGGATCTCCTTGGCCATAGCTCACTTGGCTTCAGGCTCTAAGCCCTGACAGTACTTGTTGAGCAAAGCCTCGGCGTCCTCCTGCGTGCGCAGTAGCTGATCCTCGGATCTGTGGTACAGGCAACTCTTCAGCAGGGAGCGGAGGGATCTATTTTTTATCTTAAAGGCGGTGGGGGAGCCTCTGCTTTGCTGGAATATGGCGTACAGGGTGGGGAAGATGCGGTTGCGGAGCTGGCGGGTTTGGTGGTTGTCTTCCGCCCCGGCGGACGCTGTCTTGCCAGCACCCCTCTTGCGCCTGGACAGAGTAGAGCGCCCGCGGATGTTCTGGCGTGCTGTGGTAGCGAGAGTTATAGTAATGAATGATATTATTGGGCAAGTTCACCCCCTCGCGGAAGAGCATAAATCTTCTTGTAAAGGCCACGCTGCCATTGCTGGCGGCTAGGCTGTTTAAAATTTTAAATTTGTGCGCTCTCCAGGATTTATAGCTGCGGGGCTGCTTACCCGGAGGCCGCTTTTTCTGATCCCATCTAGGGGCGCGGTGCGCCGGGCTCTCGGTCTCGTCCTGCAGCTGCTCCTGCTCCTGCATGGGCTCGGGGGGGCTTTCTAGGTCCTCCTGCTCCTCCTCCGCCTCGCTGCCGGAGATTTCTTCCGTGCTTAGGATCTCTGGATCCTCCATCTGTTGGGCGCTCATGGCCGCTCTCTACAGAAGGATCTGCAGCGTTCAGCGGTTCCCCGGTCTGAGGGTCTAAGTATACCCCCTGACCCTTTTTAAGCAAGAACTCCTCCCTCGCCTGCTTGATGTTATGCAATTGGGCGAGAATGTTTGTCTGCGTGATGACGCAGGGAGTGGGCTCCACCTTGGGGGGCTTTGATTGGTTTTCATAAAACTGAATTTTATGGGCGTGGTAATCATCACTTTCAAATTTCCGCAGAAACGCGGAAGTCCACATTCCCGCCGTGAGCTTGAGGCCAGTGGAAGATTCTGCTCCGTCAGGCCCTCCGGGACCCCGGATATCAAAGGTACCGATGAGCTGTGTCTCATTGAGCATGGCGGGGTTGGTGGCCAGACAGCGGTGGGGGGTGCATAGATTGCACCGGCAATAGTGCTCCATGAGCCCGTCGCCAGTAACATCGAAGCACAGGTCGTTGTGGTACATGAAGTAGTTGGCCAATTTGAGTAGGTAGGTGTAGGGCCAGAGAGTGGGGGGGCACTCCTTAAACCAGAGGGGCACAAAATCTGTGGGAAAGGCGTTGGCCACCGAGGGGAGAATGCCAGACCTCTCCAAGATGAAGGATCTAAAGTTGTGCAGCATGCTTTGGCTGACAATATCAGGCAGTCCCTTGTGAAAGGTTTCTAGGAGCTTCGGAGGAAAGACAATATCGGCCAGCTCCTTAGCCATGAATCGCTGCGAGGGCTGGGTGTACAGGGACCTCTTTTTCCTGTTCAGCAGCTTTGCAAGCTCTTTAAGATTTTCCACTTCGAGACACTGCTGCCAGATGCCCATGGCCGTCTGCCAGGCATGCACCAGCATGAGAAACACACAATCTCTGATGTAGTCTCTCTGGGCTTCTCCTTGAATGGTGTGGTGCAGCACGTTTTGTCCCAGCCGGTTCTCATGTAAGATGCCCATGTAGGTGACCACGTTGGTGAGCTCCACATTAGAGATTTTGCTGGCCAGGCTCACATAGCCATGGCTAAAAGTGTAGTGCAGGGACTCTCCAATTTTTTTAATCATGTCCTCGGAGGTGAAGAATCTCTGCATGCACTCAAGCACCACAGACACCAGCACCGCGCCCATGACGGTTTTTCTTTGTTTCTCTAGCTCTTCTGGGTCTTTGGTGTTGAGCCAGCGGCTCAGCTCCTCATCACTCACTACCTGCTGCCCTCCCTCAGAGTCCACCTCGGACACGTCCTTGCTAGGGTCTGCCCTTTTGGTTAGCAAGGTGTCCATCATGGTGGTGATGACCTTGGGCGGCAGGTGCACGGCGGGATAGGCAAAGTGAGAGGCGGTGATGGTTCTCTTTAGGACCGCCAGGCGGGGGTTGTCTGCTTTGAGCTCTACTAACACGGACTCATTGTTTTGCAGCGCGTTCTCCGCCGTCTCCTCTCCCCCTAGACCCTCAAACACCTTGCTGACGGTGTCCATTGTCTCATAGTCAGGTAAGCAGTCTCCCTCTCGCAAAGTAAGAGCTGCGTCAGCCTTTGCTCTGTTAGCTCTGCAAGACATTGGTATCTTCTGATTTGTAAAAAAAATGTGATAAGTTGCCAGAGTCTCAGGCACCACAAAAGTAGGGTAAAAATTGAGCCTAGGATTCGGCTCGCAGGTTCCATTGTCTTGCTGTTTTGGGGGGGTTTTTGGAGAAAAGAGGCTTCTTTCGTAGGCACAACTGAGTTCTGCGACGCTTGTTGGTACTTGCAGCCGGTCTTGGATGCTGTCTAAGAGAATTTTACTCTGACGCTGCAGGTGTTTACAAAGCAAATTGTCGCTTAGATACTTTTCTGGGTCTGGAGCCGCCTCGGGCTCGGGCTCGGGGACGGGCTCAGAGTCAAAAGCAGGAGAGTTTGGAGGCGCCAGTAAAGTTTCCTCCTCGGCTGCCGCGCCACCACTGACAGGCTCTTCTGACATCTAGGAGAAAGATGAGCCACAAGAAGGTGATCTCTGAGAGCTCCAGCGAGGAAGAAGCCGCCGCCGCGCCCCCCGTCGTGCCACCAAAGAAGCGCCAGCGCAAGGAGCTGCGGGGCTACCAAGCCATGGCCGAAGTCACCAAGCGAGCCAACGCGGCTCTGGAGGCAGCCGGGGGGCCGCCGGGCCAGTTGTACATGCAGACTTTTTGTGGGCAGCGGGTAGACTGTGATGCCGATGGCAAGGTGACCTTTACCAAAGTGGAAAAGGGCAGGTCTCCCGGGGCGCCCTCAGTGCTTCCTCCCGAGGGGGGTCTGGTAGAAGAGCTTGTGAAAAGATCAGTGGCGGTGCGCTCCGCTGTGAGCAGCGACTACAAGTGGCAGCAAGGCATGGAGTTGGCTCTTAAGATTCTGCTAGCCTATCAGGTGGATCACAAGGACCTCACTCTGCTGCCTGACAGCGGCACTCTAGAGTGTTTTAAGAAGGCTGTCCAGGGCTATCTCACCTCCACAAAGACCGTTATCACTTACAATTTTACCAACCAAAAGACCTTCCAGCATGTGACAGGCAGGCTGCTCTTAGACTTTGTTCTAAAGGCGGCGGGGGTAAACACGGGCATCAACCCCAGCGGGTGCGTGGTCTGGGCCCACGGCTGCCAGAAGCAGCTCATGTGCCTGCATGGGTCTCCTATGCTGCAAAAAGAGCAGCTGGTGGAGATGGATGTAAACAGTGAGAATGCCCAGAGGGTGCTGAAGGAAAACCCAGAGAAAACCAAGATAGTGTCCAACCGCTGGGGGCGCAATGTAGTGCAGATGAGGAACGAAGATGCTTACTGCTGTGCCATGGATGCCAACATGACCGGGGGAAACTTTAGTGGCAACTCCTGCGGCATGTCCTACACGGACGGCCCCAAGGCCTTGGTGGCCTTTCAGCAAATTATGGCCTTTCAGCAGGCCTGCTATCCCAAAATGACCACCGCCGGCTCTCACATGCTTATCCCCATCAAGTGCGAGTGCAACTGGAATAACCAGCTTCCCCTCCTGGGCCGGCAGACCTGTAAGATTACTCCCTTTGCTCTGCCCTCCACGGAGCACATTGACCGCTCTCTGGTGGACGATAGCAAAATGCTGGCCACCCTAGATCACCCCGCCATGTTGGTGTTTCAGTGCTGCAACCCAGTGTACCGCAATAGCAAGGCCTCTCCCCAGAAAAATTGTGATTTTAAGATATCTGCCGTGGACATGGTGGCGTGTGTGCAGATTGCCAAGCAGATTTGGAACGCGTGCATCGGAACCCCTCCCCCGCTCAAGTTCCCAGAGTTTAAGTGGTCCAATGAGTACAAGTATCAGAGCACCATTTTGCCCCAGGCCCAGCACGACGACGACGCAAGTCTGTTCTAAGAACCACGCTGTGTCCGTTTGTGTTGCAAACAACAATAAAATTTTATTGTTTCAATTTATTGAATGCAGTCTTGGCTTTGATTGTGGACGCATGCGCGCGAAAGTAGGATGAGTGCTTTTCCAAAAACTTGTACAGCTTGTCTTGGTTTCCCCAGAGCACATGCTGCACAGAGGGGTCCTCCAGCTTGTAGTTGGGCACGCCCCGCAGAGGGCCCATGGTGGGGTTGTTGTCAAAGGGATCGTCGGGCCAGTGAACAAAGGCATGCAAAAACATGCAACAAAAGAGCCCGCAAGCGGCGCTGTTGGGGCCCTGGATGGTCTCATTGCTTTTCACAAGGTTAATGCACCTGTCCGGGGTGGCAGAAATGGCGCTGCGCCTAAGCAAGCCCTCGTACTGGAACTGATAGACCTGCATGAGCTTTGCATCTGAAAACCCAAAGGGGTCGAACATGTAGAAGGTCTTTGACCTGGGGTTCCAGGCCATGGCCAGCCAGTGGACGCCCCCCGTCTCGCGGCCTGCTGTGTTTACTATGGCGCACGCCATGCGGTGGGATGCTATAAACCCTGGAAATCTCTTATCAAAAGTTCCCAGAAAGTATGGCCCCACGCCTAGGTTTTGCACTATGGCGCGAAGTTCTTGCTCGGAGGACCCGCCATCCGCCATGGATAGGTAGTTTATGTGGTTGCGTTGCCTGCAGAGAAAGGAGTTCTGAGGTATACCACCTCAATTACACCTCGGTGCGGCTGGTCCACCCTGGCCACGTCAAACACTTCAAACAGCACATACAGCAGAGTGGGCTCGGTCATGGCGTCCACCTCAAAGGTCATGTCCAGGGCATGGGCGGAGTTGGAGTACAGCAAATTTTGGCCCAGGTCAGTGAGGGTGCCCATGGACATAAAGTTGGAGGAGAAGGGAATGCGCCACAGAGTTCTGTCACACAAAAATTTCTTCTGGGTCACAGAGGGCACCGCGGTGGCGCCTATGAGGGGGTAGGGCCAGTTGGCTGGGTAGGGATGACCCTCCCGGGCATTGGAGCCTGACAGGGCGCTGGCGTAGCCGGAGTTGTTGTGCTGGTTGGCGATAGTGACCGCTTGGTAGTTGGTATAATTGGCCGTGTCTACCAGCTGCCGGCACATGGGCTCAAAGTTTCTCAAAAAGGAGTACATGCGGTCCTTGTAGGGTTCTGGTAGGTGATAGCCTTGGTAGCCTATGTTGTAATGGGCCAGCATCTGCACCAGGAACCAGTCCTTGGTCATGTTGGACTGGGCCACGTTGTAGCCCTCTCCGTCCACATAGCGCTTGATTTCAAACTCATTCGGAGTGAGCAGGCGGTCATTGCCCGGCCAGGAGACCGAGGAGTCAAACATGATGGACACGCGCCTGAAGGTGTGGCTGAGGTAGAAGGTGGCGTCCAAATAGGGAATGCTACCCGAGTAGGTAAAGTAAGGGTCGTAGGCGGATCCCAGAGAGGGGGTTTCCTGCTGCTTAATGCGGGTGAAGCTCCACCCTCTGAAGCCCGCCCAGTTTCTGGCCGGGATGGAGATGGGCAGGTTGGTGGTGTTGGCCGGGATGGGGTACAGCATGTTTGCTGCAGAGAGGTAGTCTGCGAAGGTCTGGTCGTTTACATTGTTGCGCAGCATGGCCTCCAAAGTGGAGGCTGTGTTGTGGGCCATGGGGAAGAAGCTCGCATAGAGGTTGACACTCTGGATGGTAATGGAGGCCCCGTCCACTCGCAGATCATTGCCAAGGCTGCTCTGCAAGATCATGTTTACATCTTTTCTGAAGGACCACTCATAGGTATAGGTTCCGGGTAAAAGGAGGAGATTTTTGATCGCAAAAAATTTCTGAGGCACTTGAATATGAAACGTGCAATAGCGACCATTACCGAGCAGCTGGGAGCGGTATCGGAGTCCTGCATTTCTGTGGTGGTTAAAAGGGTTAACAGTATCCATTACATCTGGAGACCATCTAGCCCCTATATTTACAAAGGTGTCTATGAGGTTAGCGGCGGGTAAGCGCACATTCATGTAGCCATAGGTGTTAGTGTTAGTAGGGGCGGTGACATTATCTGGAGTGTACTTGTACATGTCAGGCAGGTACAAGGCCACGTTAGAGTACAGAAAGCCTTTAAAGAGGTTGGCGTTAAGGTTAATCTCCATGGCAGAGACATTGCCAAAGCCCATGTACTGAATCTGTCCCACATTGGTATTGTCAGCCTCAAAGCCATTTGCAGCTGCGTTCTTTTTCATGGCGGCCATTGTTTGCAGAGGACCCATTCCGCTTAAAGGATAGCAGTAGTTTGGAAGGTCGTCCTCCACTCCATGGTTGTCAATAATGCGCACATCATGGTCATAGCTGTCTACTGCTTGATTCCACATGGAGAAATATCTGCTTCTGTCCGTAATAGCATCTAGCAAGAGCTGGTAAGACAGCTCTGTGTTTCTGTCCTGCAAGTCTACAACTGCATTTAGTTGTGAGGATTGGCCCGCTAGCACGCCCAAATTGCCATTGCTGTTGTAGTACATCAGGCCAATGAAGTTGTCTCTGAAGCCAATGTAGTTTGGCCTGTTGGGGGCTGCCATCTGGTCCAGAGCGTTAACATTGTTTACATTATCGGGTGCCACCTTGTATACTAAGTGCGTGTCCGGTGCCTCGAGGGTCACGTCTTCTGTATAGAGCATCGCGTCTACATCAGTTGCGGTGGCATTATTTGTTTTTCTGTAAAATCTTTCTACAACTTGGCCTGTTGCTTGCCCTCCGTTTACATTTGTGGGGGCGGCATAGGAACCGTAGCAGGGCTGTCTGGGAGTATTGATTCCCAGAGCCCTGCCGGAAGAGTCGGTGGTCTGCAGCACTGTTCCGTCTATCCAGCCCTCTGGACCCTGCTGGGGCTGGGGCTGATAGCTGGGGTCTATGCCGGCCTGCCCATTGTTTCCTATTTGAAGTTTGTAGGGCACTTGCGCCAGGGTGTTGACATCTTGGTTGTTTCCATTAAAGAGGCAGTTATTTGCCCCCGCCCTTGGCGCCAGAGAGTTGTACTGGGTGCCGCTGTAGGGCTTGAAAGAGGGCCCCCTGTCGAGGGTCCCGCGGATGTCAAAGTAGGTGCTGGCCATGTCCAGCACCCTGTTGTCCCCCACGGCCAGCTGAAACCTGGTTTTGTAAGTGTACTGTCCATCTTCCTGCATGACTGGCACGTAGCGCAGCTGCAGCCTCTGCGACCGCTCCGTGGTCACATCGTGAGAGGGGGCCACTGTGGGGTTTCTAAACTTGTTGTCCAGTTTAAAGTATGAACTGGTGGCCTGGGCAAACTGAACCAGGGCGGGAGACAAGTACTCGGCGGCGTCCTGGCCCGCAATGTGCATGTAAGACCATTGTGGCAGCATCGACGGGGTCGCCATCTTCTAGGCTGGCGCGGTTAAAAAAAGACAGGGTCGGCAAACTTCAGGCAACTCAGGTTTAATAACATCAAAAGCATCTACGGCGCTTCACGCCTCGGAGTCCCACGCCTACAATGTTGGCCAAGGTGCCCTGCCACCCTCGGGATCTGCTACTGCCGCTGCTAGGCACCATCATCATGGGCGGGGCCGCCACTGGCGCAGGCGCCGGAGCGGCCACCGCCACGGGCATCGAGACTGGCCGGGCGGGCGGGCTGTACACCGGGGGGGCCACGGCCATGGCGGGCTTTTCCACCACCACATCGCGCCTTAGAGCCACGGGCGCGGCCGACATAACGGCTTCTTCATAGGAGGGCGGCTCGTCGGCCGTGATAAGCAGCTCTTCGTCCCGGGGGCGTTTTTTCTCAAGGTCTACCACCAGGGGCGCCTCCTTGGTCCGCACAATCTCCTCCTCCACCTCCTCCTCCTCGGGGGGCTGCAGGGGCTCTCTGCGCTCCAGGCGCTTCTCTATTTGTCTTGCTATCTCCTGGTTGGCTATGTCCAGGGCTCCGTGCACCCCTGTGTTTATGCCCTCTACCAGCTTTTCTCTGACTTTGGTGTCATTCAGCTTTTGCCTGAGGAGCTTGCCGGTCTCGCTGTTCCAGGCTCTGCTGCCCCAGCTCTTGACATTGCTGCCAAAGCTTTTAATGCCGCTCCACAGACCTCCCCAATTAAAAGCCCCTCCGTTCATGCCGCTGTTGCCGATGCCAGAGTAACTACTCATCATAGGGTGTGACCCGAAGCGCGGAGCCAAGATGGAAAAATTGACAGCGTCCATTCTGTCTTCTTCTGGCGCGAGAAAAATGGGAGTGAGTCAGTCTTTAAGGGTACTAGTGGCGCGCAGCTTGCAGGGCAACAGAAGCTATGCCTGGCACTGCTCCGATGGCGGCGGCTATTAGAGGAATAAGGGCGGGCAAAAAGCCTCCGGTCATCCGCCCGCAGCGCATGCTGCGAGTGCGCCGTGTGCGGCGGTGGCGCCCTGCGCCGGTTAATCTGGTTCGAACCGGGACTCTCAGGCGAAGGGTTACATTCCTGCCGGCCATCCTTGCGCAAAGTAAAACACACAGATTAGGCTCTGCGGAGAATCCCGATAGACGGGTGGTAGCGCACATTCTGGGGAAGCACCGCCCCTGACTTGGTGGTAGCCGGCAGCACAAAGGCGCGGCGCGTGCGCGCGGCTCTCCGGCGCCTGCGCGTGCGCGCGGTTCGCCCGGCAGCGCCCCGGGGGATGGCAGCCACGATGCTTGGGTGCAGGCGGACCTCTGGAATGATGCTGTTGGCGGGACCCCAGCGGCTCACGCGGCCCCTAGGGGGCGGGCGCCGCACCTTGGGGGCCGTGATGCTAGGGTGGTAGCGATAGTCTGGGATTATGGCATTGGCCGGCCCCCACCTGTGAATCACCCTGGTGCCAGGCATAATTCTGCGCCCTACGGAGGCCGAAGCGGCGGCGGCAGCAGCGACTGGAGCGGCGGGAGCTGGAGCAGACACCGGGGCAACCACTTCCATGGCTTCTGCCGCAGGCTCCACGACGACTGGGCGCCGGCGGCGGCGGGGCACTGCTAGGGCTCGTGCCGGTGGGGCGGGCGCGGCCTGAAACAGGGTGCCCGGCTCTACTCCTTTGTCGGTGAATTCTACATCCGGGGTTTCCAAGTATTCCATGTGCACTGTCTTTTGGTAGGGTTCCAGCTCTTCCTTCACCCTCTTGGCCAAGTGGTCCTCCTCTTTTATCTTTCTCTTGATGGGCACTTTAATGTCTACGGTTTGCACGCCCAAACCGGGCGCGATTTTTTCCACCCCTTTGTTCTCTACCTTTACATCCCCCACCTCGGATTTGGTCACGGGCAGGACCACCTCTCGCTGGTCGCGGGGGGCAAGCACCTGCACGGTGGGCAGCAGGCGCGCCTCTCCCGGTCGCGCCACCGGCTCCTGTTCCGTGATGGGCACCTGGGACGGGGTGGGGTTTCTCTCTGTAAGCAGCCTGGCCCTCTTTCCATAGGCAAACTCATTAACCATGGCGCCGGCCTGGTCAAGGATGTCGGCGTCTGCATACACTTCATCATACTCTCTTTTCTGAGCCTTGCCGGTCCGCTGGCCCGGAGTGAACACCACCGGCATGCCCGGGCGCACCACGGCCCTCACTTTGCGCCCCTTCCATTGGTAGGGCCTGCGCGGCGCAAAGCTCCTCACAAACTCCACCTCTTCCTCTTCACCCCTCTTTTTTGCGGCCCTGCGCCGCTTTGTTTTTTCTTTCACTATAGTTTTGACATCCACTCTCTCCTCAGTTTTTACTTTAGCTCTCCGGCGGGGCTTAGGCGGGTCATAGAATTCGGGATGCAAGTTGTCCAGGAGTTCCTGCTTGATGGCGCGGCTGATTACCGCCATGGCGACGAGGCTTTAGCACAGTGAAAAAATAGGCCATCACTCGAGAGTGGTGCATCAAGCGAAAAGTCAATGTTTATTGCCTACGGCTGCGAGTGCGCTTAGCTCTCTTTACAATCCTGCGCACCCTGGCGGCCAGGTATGCCTTGCCCGCCGGGGTCAGCTTGCGCGCCCGGCGAAGGTCGTACGCGCCCACCCTGCGCGCCGCTTCCAGCACCGCGCGCGCCGCCGGAGGCCCGTTGCGCGCCACTTCGTCAATGGTTGCAACCAGCTCTGCTTCAGTCTTAGGGTCGAGGGGATGTTTGGCGCGCTTCCGCCGCCCGCGGCTGCCCCAGCGGGCCCGGTAGTGAGCTTGGACAAAAATGGGGTGCTCATCTGATTTTTGCTTAGCGCCTCCAAAAAGCCTGTGCGTGCCTAGGCCCCATCCGGTGTTGTTAGTCGGTGAAATAAGGATGGCCATGGCTCTCGCTAATGAAGAAAAACAAGTGTCACTAAAAGGTTTTGCTGGACAGAACCTTTGGTATAACAACACCCAAGCTTTTGTACACGTAAGGGCACACTCTTCTTCTGGCGTCTGTTATGGTTACTCTTTGCACCCCTGAGATGCTGTTCTGCAGCGGCAGCGTTCCGTGGTTGCTTAGGCTTGGCACATTCTCGCTGATGCTGATTATGGTGGGGGCCGGAGGCCTTTGCAAGATTGCGTTTTCGGGAAAGCGGTTGAACACCCGCGTCTGGGTGGTGCTTGCTTGCAGCAGTTGAGAGTACACTGAGGATCCGTTGTAAAAGCTCCGGGGAAGCAGGGGCAGCAGCTCGGTGCCCACCACCGGGTAGCTGCTCGAGCTGTTGCCGGAGGTAAAGGTCACCGGGTTCACTGCCAGGTCGGGCAAGCTCCAGTACACCTGCTCCACGCCGCAGGTGATGTCTGGCGTCACTAACAGGGTGCTAGTTTTGACACTTTTGGGCCCTCCGTAGTTGTAGGAGACGAACCAACTGCGATACCACGTGAAGGTGGAGCCGGCCGTGGGGTCCCCGCCCACGTGGTAGGACCGCCCTTTGGTGTCGGTTTGCAGGGGAGTAACATTTTTGGTGGGGTCCGCCGGGTCATAGTTTTGTAGGTCAAGCAAGGCGGGAATGTTTCCCCCCTGCAGGTCATCATAGGCAATAATGAAGCCCTCCTGGTAGGGCTGCCTCTTTCTAATGCCCAGAAAGTTATTGAGGCGGCTGTTGGTAAAGTCCACAGCGCAGCCGGGGCTCAGCACTATGTCCGGGTGAAAAGCCTCATTGGTGTAGGCCCCGGGCATCACCAGCTTAGTTTCTGGGTCATAGCCTAGCATAAAGTTGCGTGTGTCAAACTTTAGCCCTATGTCCTCCTCCTTGACATTGTTCTGTCTCCCGTTGGCCATGTAGTTTTCTACCACCGCGTTATTCAGCAAATCCATCAACATCACCTCAGAGTAATTGCCCTCGGGGATGCTCAGTGTATACCACTCAAAGGTCAGGATGGTGCCCGAGGCGTCTGCCGTGGCCGGGAGCAGGGCCCTGAAGCTGTTGCTGAACATAAACTCTGTGATGTTTGGGATGTTCATGTGCAGCATGGACTTAAACTCCCCGCCCCAGCGAGAGCGCTCATCTAACTGGATAGACTGGGTGCTCGCCTCCATGGGCGTGTAGTTGGCATTCTGCACCACCGTGGTGAGGAAGTTGCTGTGGTCATTTTGGTAGTTGAGAGCCTGAATGTCTGCAGACTTGTTGTCTATTAAGAAAAGCTTCGTGGTGTCATAGAGTGGAGGAAGCTGAGAGTAACGAATGCTGTTTCTTCCTTCAGTGGCCCCCTTGTAGCGCGGCGGAACCACCGGCGCCAGGATAGACGGGACTTGCGCAATCACAGTCTCATAGGGCGGGGGCGGAGACGCCGGGTACTCCATTGCTATAAGGAAAACGCTACATCATGTCTCTGGTAAGTATAAACTTTTTATTACCGCAGTGGGTGGGCTCACAGCCTGCGCCCGCGTCTGGGACGCAGGTGGGCAAAGGGATTGCCGCTCCCTTCAAACTTTAAAAAGTTGTCGGGGCGGGTCATGCCATCATCGCTGTCCTCGCTGGGAGCGGGGGAGCGAGACCTGTAGGGGACTTTGGGGCGGACCACCGGGGCCATCACGGCGGCCCGGGCCTCCTCAGACTCCTGCTTGTATGTCTTCCAGCGGGCTAGTTTGTTTGCCAGGGAGTCCAGTTCGCGCATGGCATTCTTATTGTTGGACGCCCCATTGTTTAAGGGCATGAGCTCAGAGGCACTTGAGCCGCGCCGGGACAGGGCTGGCGTCGGCAGTCTGCTACTCAGCCTACTGTTCAGCCTGCTGCTGCTGCTGCTGAGGCTGAGGCGGCTGAAAGGCTCGCTTCTCTGGTCCTCGTCTACAAACTTGTCCTCAAGCGCCCTCAGCGCGTCCTGGTGGGTGAGGTCTATGGAGCTCTCCAGCCCGTCCCAAGTGTAGTTGTCTCTCTCGGGAAAGTCAAAGGCTCCCGTGAAGAAGCCCTCTGGGGGGAGCCACCTGGGGTTCATGGCCACAGAGAGAAAGTAGTCGGGAGCCATCACCGCGGCGCGGTGCAGGTAGTCCATCAGCCGGTTGATAAAGTCCCTATTGTTTGCATAGAAGGTGGGCTCCATGTTGGCCGCGGTGACGTCTAGCGCCTCGGTGGGGCTTAGGTTTTCCTGCATCATTCTGAGGCTCACCGCCTGCTGAACAAACCTCAGGATCCTCTCTTCCTCTTGGGTGAGCGTGTATTCCTTGGGCGCCCTCTTTTGGCGGTTTGTGAGCAGGAAGTTTAATGTGGCCTGCAGGTTCTGTATGTTCTCATTGCCAAAGGCCCTGCTCACCTGCGTTACCTCATGCAGGGTGCGCTCATCCAGGTGTGCGCGCCCCAGGGCCTCGCGGTACAGGGTGAGCAGGTAGCCCAGGTAAGAGTCCCTGTCAATGCTCACGCTGTCAGTGAACGGGGAAATGAGGAGCAGAAGCAGGCGAGTGTTGGGAGTGAGAAGGGAGGAGATGCTCAGCCTCTCCATGGTGGGCGCGCGCACCCCCCACAGGGGCTTTAGATTTTCGAAGGCGCTAGTGAGATTGACAGTCTGGGTGCCGTTTCTGTTGCTTTGCAGAAAGTAGTGCGGGCCAGACTGGTACACCTCTGTAGTGGGCACCTCGCTGACCAGCAGCTTCAAGGCGGAAATGAAGCCAGTGTAGTTACTTTGGCCCCGCTCCACGTTAGCGGGCAGCCGGGCCAAAAAGCTATTGAGAGCGGCCATGGACCCCAGGTTGCCCTCTGCCATCCTGACCCTCTGGGCCACCGCCTCGCGCACGTCGCCCGCCAGCCGTTCGAGGTTGCTCTGAGCATTGGTGCTGTTGTATTTGGCAACTCTGTGCAGCAGGGCGTCATACACCCCGGCCCCCTCGTCCCGCCTGATGGCGCCATTTTCTATGAGCGCATTTACAATGGCCAGCACTTTCTCATGGGTGGGGTCTTTGCGGGAGGGCACCACCGCCTCCAAGATGGCGTCCAATCTATTTGCAAAGGGCTGGGAGGAAAACTTGTGACGGTCCCCGGCCGTGAGGGCCATAATACGGTTAATAGAAGCGGCCCAGCTGTCGTCGGCCGAGGGCTGGCTCTGCAAGGCCGCCACTTTCACTGGATTGAGAGCCGCGCTCATGCTGCTGGAATAACATGGAGCCATCAGCCACCGTGTTCTCCGCATACTCCGGCGGGGGGCGCCTCATAGAGGACGCGCTAACGCCTGCCCCCGCCCCCCATGACTCGGGCTCCCTCAGCCTGCCTGCCCCGTCCAGGGCGCCCTCGTCCTCATCATCATCTAAAAAGCCCTCGGGGCCACCGTCCGAGGAGAAGGCCTCCTTGAGCTTGTACATGAGCTCCCTGTCGTTGTACTCCCGCTGCCGGGCGCCGGACACGGCCCTCTCTATTCTTTCATTGCGGTACATTCCCAGATCATCACTTAGCACCAGCACCTTGATAACCGTCCTCATATAAAAAGTGTTTATCTTGGCTTCCTTGTCGATGGGAACAAAGACCGAGTTGAAGATCTTTCTAGCATAGTGTTTGCTTAGAGTAATGATAGAATAATTGATGGCTGCCACCTTCTCCCCCAGGGCCAGCCCCCGCTCCTGCACTACAATAGTTTGCAAGAGGTTAAGCAGATCTATCAGCCAGCGGCTTTCGGGCTGGGCGATATTCAGCAGGCTCTCCCGCAGCACTCCCTCATCCCGGCAGTGTTGCACAATAAGGAAAAGCTGGGCGGTGAGGGCCTTGCTCAGGGGGTTTTCTAGGAATGACTGGACAAAGTCCCAGAGGTGCATTAGGCCAATAACAACTTCCTCTCTGGCAATGAGAGTGCGCACGTTATTGTTAAAGGAGGTTTGAAAGTTCACCTCCTCCTTCACTGTCTGCTCATAGGCCGTCACCAGGTCCGCCGACTTTAGGTGCGCCTGGGCGGGGCTAACTCCCGTTCGCGGGTCTTTTTCAAAGTCCTGCTCCTCCAGCACCCGCTTGCCGCCGTGTGAGGGACGCAGCGCCCTGCCTGCTTCAAATCTCACGTGGCGCATGCCCTCGGCTTCTTCGCCTTCGCGATCCCTGAACATATTGCTAGCGGGGATGTAGGCCTCGGCCGCTTCTTGTTTCATTTGGACACGCGGGTGCGCCTCTGGCGCCGCGCCTCCCTGCAAGCGAGCCAGGCCCTGGCTCTCCGCGGCCTCCAGCCTCTCGGCCGGGGCGGGAAGGGGCTTCATCTGGCGCAGCACCGGATGCATCTGCAACGGACCATGCACTCCTTGTTTGTTTTGCAGAACGCCCTGGACTGCGCCCGCCTTACCGGACAGACGCAATACACTGTGGAGGTCTTTAGGCCTCTCAGAAACATTTACAATCGGGTCCGAGACTATACAAGAGCCTCCACCACTGCCGTGGGCCTGGCCTGGATGTCCAAATATGTCTACCAGTACCACCGCCTCATGCTCATGAACCTGGCACCGCGGGAGCCCGCCACTCTCGGCTGGCCCCTGTTTATGTACCCTCCCCCACACCTCCTAGTAGGCTATCAGTACCTGGTGCGCACGTGCAATGACTACGTGTTTGACGCCAGGGCTTACAGTAGGCTAAAGTACACAGAGATACACCTTCCGCTCCAGCAAAAGCTGAACTGGACTGTCATGGCCAATTGCTCATACACTGTAAACACAGGGGCCTATCACAGGTTCATAGACTTGGAGAACTTTGAGGAGACGCTTGCCCAGGTGCAGCAGGCAGTCCTGGCGGAGAGAGTGGTGGCAGACCTAGCCATGCTGCGCCCGCTCAGGGGCTTCGGGGTCACTCACATGGGCAAAGACAGAGCTGTGCCAGTGGAGGGGCTTTTGCAGGACCACTACAAAAACCTGTCCCAGTGCCAAAGCCAAGCGTGGGGCCTTGCTGACCGCTCTCGCATTCAACAGGCGGGCAACAAAGACCTCATCATTTTATCCACCATTAGAAAGCTAAAGACGGCATTCTTTAATTTTTTAGTTACCCCCAAAAACCAGCACACCATGCTAAGCTTACCTTGTGATTGTATGTGGCTGGACGCCTTTGTAGACAAGTTCACAGGTCAGGAGCTCTCAGAGTTTCAGACTATCCGCTCCTTGCCGAGCCAAACTGTAACAAAAAGCATCATTAGCGCCTTAAGCCTCCCCAGGCCCGCCCCATGCACCCCGCTCTCCGGGGGCGCCTTTGAGCTGCGACCCCGAGAGAACGGACGCGCAGTCACAGAGCAGATGCGCCGCCGTCGGGGGGAGATGATTGAACAGTTTATAGACAGGTTGCCGGTGCGCAGGCGCAGGCGCCGTCCCCCGCCGCCTCCGTCTCCGGAGCCGGAAGAAGAGCTGTCAGAGGTCGAAATGGAGGAGGCTCCCCCGCCCAGCCCTCCGCGCCGGTCCTTTGAGGAAGAGGTCCGGGAGACCATAGTAGAGGCCATCCGGTTGCTGCAAGAAGAACTGACAGTGTCTGCCCGCAACGAGCAGTTTTTTAACTTTGCTATTGATTTTTATGAGACCTTTCAGAGGCTGGAAATGCTAGGCAATGTGAATGAACTTACCATCCGTCGCTGGGTTATGTATTTTTTTGTGGCGGAGCACATCGCCACCACCCTCAATTACCTAAATCACAACCTGCGCCTGTATCCGCCCGCCTCGCGCTGGCTGGACCTGGAGCTGGCCCAGGTGGTCATGCGAGCCAGGGACAGCGGCGGAAGGGTGGTGTACAGCAGGGTGTGGAATGAGATGGGAGAAAATGCATTCAGTCAGGTTATGGGGAGGGTCTCGGGGGACCTGGCCGCCACCGTAGAGAGGGCGGGCATGGGGGAGCTAGAGGAGGAGGAAGTGGAGCAGTTCATGGCAGACATTGCCTATCAAGACAACAGTGGGGACGTGGCAGAGATTCTGAGGCAGGTGGCTATCAATGATGCAGAGGTTGACTCCATGGAACTCTCTTTTAGGTTCAAGGTGACAGGACCCGTGGTATTCTCCCAAAACAGACAGATTCAAATTATCAACCGAAGGGTAGTAGCGCTAGCCTCTCAGCTGAGATTCAATCACAGACCACTCCCGGCACACCACGACCAAGTACAGCTTCCTCCCTAAAGACCCCCAGGCGGAAGTACAAAGGCGCCGTGGTCGCCCAGCGCGCCACACTAAGCATCTCTGCCATGTTGGATGACGGTCAACCTGCAGAGATAAAGTTTCACTCCAATTTGCTTACAGCTCTCACTGCTCTTTGCAACACTAATCTACATGACCTGCCCGAGTGCTTCCTTGCCCCAATTACCGCCCCCAACCTACCCGCTCTCATTGAGCAGGCCGCGGCTCCCTACAGCCTCATCTGCTACTACAACAGGGGCTCGGTAAGAAGAGTTCAGTTTCAGGCCGAAAGCCCGCTTCTCTCCTTTCCTCTCAAGTTTCTTGTAAAGCACAACAAAGTGTTTCTAATAAAGGACATTAGCCCTGTGAACAAGTGTGAGTTCTGCGGCTCTTTTTTTAAAGTCACCCACACCTGCTCTCTGCGGAGAAGAGACTTTTACTACCACCACGTGGCGGCCCACTCCTCGGACTGGTGGGAAAAGATTGCATTTGCTCCCATAGGATCTCCCGCCGAGACAGAGCGGCTCTTTATTGTCTATGACATTGAAACTTACACTTGGCACGGCAAGTTTGGAAAACAATTGGTGCCCTTTATGCTAGTATTTCAGCTGCACGGGGACGCCCACCTGGTGGCCGCGGCCACCGCCCTCGCCCGAGAGCTGGGCTGGGACCGCTGGCAAGACAAAGAAGACGTTTTCTGCATAGTTACCCCCGAGAAGAGAGTAATTGGAATAAAGTTCAAGCAGTTCAGGGACCGCCTGCAGCAATGCTTAGCAAACAGTTTGTGGTCTCATTTCCTGGTAGCTAATCCCCAAATACAAGAAGAAGCTACCAACCGGGGATTAGCCTGTCCAGAGGACCTATTTCCAGAAGATTTGCGCAAAATTAAAGTTAAGGGCGTTCCGAGATTTATAGAGGTGTATGCCGTGGGCCACAACATAACAGGCTTTGATGAGATTTTGCTGGCGGCGCAGGTAGTTAGCACTAAAGCGGAGATCCCTTCCGTCTTTGAAATTTCTAGGAACTTCATGCCGCGCGCGGGCCGTCTGCTGTTTAATGATGTTACCTACTCCCTGCCAAACCCCGCCTGGGTGCCAACAAAAACATTTGAACACTGGGAAGCGGGGCAGCTGTCAGCCTGTGACTTGAAGAACCAGTTTCTCAAGTTTATGGTTCGCGACACCTTCACCCTCACCCACACCAGCCTAAGAAACGCCGCCAAAGCCTACAGCCTGCCTGTGGCCAAAGGGTGCTGTCCCTACCAGGCCGTTAATGACTTTTACATGTTGGGCACCTACCAGCAAGACGAGCAGGGATTTCCCGCGGTGGAGTACTGGAAGGACCGGGAGGAGTATCTTCTCAACAAGGCCCTGTGGTTAGATAAAAAAACGGGCGCTTACGACATTGTCCAGCAAACCCTGGATTACTGCGCGCTGGATGTGCAGGTCACCGCCCAGCTGGTGCAGAAGCTTATAGCGTCTTACCAAGAGTTTATCGCCACGTCGGTAAACTTACCTGCTGCATCTTTCAACGTGTTCCAGCGGCCCACCATCAGCTCAAACTCTCACGCCATTTTTAAACAAATATTGTACAGAGCGGAACAGCCCGGACAGGGTCATTTTAATACCATCCTGCTGGCCCCCTCCAATGAGATGTATGAGTACGTGCGCGCCAGCATCCGCGGGGGGCGCTGCTACCCCACTTACATAGGCGTTCTAGCAGAACCCGTGTTTGTTTATGACATCTGTGGCATGTATGCGAGCGCCCTCACCCATCCGTTTCCCGCCGGCGCCCCTCTCAACCCCTATGAGAGGGCCCTGGCCATGCGGGCGTATGAGCTCAAGATGCAACAGTGTCCCCAAATTAGTTATTTTGACGCGGAGCTGCTGCCCGCCATTTTCACCATCGACGCCGACCCCCCTGAAGACAGCCATCTTGACGTCCTGCCGCCATTTTGTTCCAGAAAAGGCGGAAGGCTATGCTGGACCAACGAGCCCCTCCGGGGGGAAATAGCTACATCCATTGATGTAATAACCCTCCACAACCGAGGCTGGAAGGTCACCCTCGTTCCGGACGCGCGCGCCACGGTCTTTCCAGAGTGGAAATGCATAGCCAGGGAGTATGTGCAACTCAACATCAATGCCAAGGAAAAGGCAGACAAAGACAAAAACCAAACCATGCGAAGCATCGCCAAGCTTTTATCCAACGCCCTCTACGGTTCATTTGCAACCAAGTTAGACAACAAAAAAACGGTGTTTTCTGACCAAATTGAGCATAACCTTGCAAAGGAAATTGCGGCCGGGGAATTTGTAGTCAAATCTTCTTCCTACATAGAAACAGATAATCTGTGCGCAGAAATCATGCCAGAATTTGTCGTAGCGTACCCACCTGCAGACACGCCTTCCTCCGAGGTAGACGCAAGTCCACTGTCAGAGGACCCCGAAGAGACCCCTTTTATTGGCAATGACCGCATGACGTCATATACCTACAAGCCAATCACATTTCTGGATGCAGAGGATGATAGTTTTTGCCTGCAAACCCTAGAGCGGGCTTCTCCGCTCATAGCCAATAACAGGTACCCTTCCCAGATTGCCTCCTTTGTTTTGGCTTGGACCCGAGCATTCGTGTCAGAGTGGTCTCAGTTTCTCTACGCAGATGACGTGGGCATCCCTCTTGAAGACCGCCAGCTAAAATCTGTCTACGGGGACACAGATAGTCTCTTCACCACCTTAGAGGGATACAAACTGATGGAAACAAAAGGTAAGCATCGGCTCAAAAAAAATGGAGGCAAACTAGTGTTTGACCCCAGCAACCCAGAGCTAACTTGGCTGGTGGAGTGCGAAACCCAGTGTGAAAAGTGCGGCAGCGACGCCTACAGCTCAGAGTCGGTATATCTCGCCCCTAAGCTATATGCTCTCAAAGACACCACTTGTGTGTCCTGCGGGCACGTAGGAAAGGGCAAGCTTAGAGCCAAGGGTCATGCCACCTCTTCTCTGTCCTATGACGTGCTAAAAGCTTGCTACCTTGCCGACATGCAGCACGGAAGCGATGTCTTCCACACCAGCAGAATGAGTCTCCGCCGCACCCTCACCAGCGTGCAGTCCCATGTGCAGCCCTTCACAGTGACGGAGACCACCCTGAAGCGGCGCCTAAGGCCATGGAAGGACAAGACTCTGCATCCCCTGGACGCCAACCGTCTGGTCCCCTACAGCAGGCGGTTTCCAAACCCAAGAAACACAGAAACAACCTGGATGGAATGGCAGTAGAAGAACTCAGAACTCTGTGGAACAAGCTTTCCACTCTTTCTGAAACTATAAAAAACATGCCTTATGCCGAAGGTCTCAAACCACTGTCTTGCTTTGCCTCTTTTGATGAATTGCTTTCTATGGGGGGAGACGGGCTGCTTAGTGATTTGCTGGACATTCAAAGGGAGGCCGCTGCTTCTTGTGAAGAGGCCAGACACTTTCTCAACAAAGATGGCAGTTGCGCTTCATTAAATTACTTCAAACAACCCTTCATTGCAGTTGTTTATGGCCCTACCGGCTGTGGAAAAAGCCAACTTCTAAGAAATCTAATGTCCGCCCAGCTCATTCAGCCCGCCCCTGAAACTGTCTTCTTTATTACCCCTCAGGTGGACATGATTCCGCCCCAGGAAATTGCTGCTTGGCAAACTCAGATATGTGAAGGCAATTTCCTAGCAGGACCTGAAAGCACGGTTGTTCCCCAGAGCGGGAGCATAATGCCGCGCTTTGTTCAAATGGCTTATACTGACTTGCTAAATGAAGCCAATTATGATGTCACTAATCCCTCCAATGTATTTGCTAGAGCGGCTGCCAAGGGACCCATAGCTATAGTGATGGATGAATGCATGGAAGACCTGGGCGGCAACCGCGGCGTTGCCAAGTTCTTCCACGCTTTTCCCTCCAAACTGTTGGATAAGTATCCCAAGTGCACAGGCTATTCTGTGATAGTGGTTCTGCATAACATGAACCCAAGGCGGGACTTGGGGGGCAACATATCCAACCTCAAAACCCAGGCAAAAATGCACATTATAAGTCCTAAGGTGCACCCATCCCAGCTTAATAGATTCATTAACATATACACCAAGGGCCTGCCCACAGCCATTTCTCTGCTGCTAAAAGATATCTTCAACTTTCACCGCCTCAACACTAGCTATGACTGGATTGTGTACAATACTGAGCCTGTTGATAATTGCATGCATTGGATGTATCTCAGCCCGCAAGAAGGGCCTATGCCTATGTATTTGAATATCCAAGCTAAATACTACCATGCTTTAGAGAAAATACACAAAACAATTACTGACAGAAAACGCTGGACGCGATATTATCATTGCAAAAAGAATAAAGTTTATTAATTAACAGGGTGCTCCAGGTTATTTTGCTTCAAGGCCTCCACCTCGGCTTGCATCGCGGCTACCGTTGCTCTCATGGCGGTAAGCTGTTCCTTTAACTCCTCGATGATGGTGTCCACGGGGGCGGTTTCCGGAGACAGGTCCACCTCGCCAAGCGGCTGGGGGGCGTTCAGAGGGCGGCTGGTAACTTCTGAGGGCACAGGGCGTCCATTCAAATCTGATCCAATCACATTCTGTCTCGCTCCTGCCCAAGAAGGAATCCTGGTGGTCAGAAAGCAGGTATTCACGATGCCCTTTTGTAGGGGGTCCATGGCTACAGATACCCTCCCACCGCCCCACTCCCTTTTATACCCCTTCTGGCCACGCCCACTCACCTGTTAGTCCTCCTCGGAGCTTGAAAACTCTGCAGTGTCTTGGGAGTTCAGCTCCCGGTTGATGCGTGTATCCGTCACGTACGTGGCCCTCATGCATGGAGTGACATGGCTCTCCCCACAGGTGCACATTCTCACATTGGTCTCTCCGTGCGGCGACAGTTGCATAATAGCACAGTTTGAGTCATAAGCGCCAAACAAATAAATGCGCTGAGCTATTCCACGAGGGGCGGCGATAACAGAAAGTCCCATAAGGCAGTACTTTGGGTGAAAAATTCCTTTTCTGCGGCCCAAATACATTCTAACGCGGAGCAGCACATTATTGGCAAACTTGGGCCACGGCGCCTCTCTGTGGTTGACAATGTGAATATGACCCAAAGCCGCAGCATGGCTGCCATTTCCTTGACAGGTGCACAATTGGAGATTCATGGGAGGCTCCTGACTGTTTGTTATTAAAAACTGGCAGTGGCTAATGCTGCCAACGCCGCCAAGTCTAACAGAGCAGGTGCAATCTCTAAACAAGCAATGAGAGACCGTTGCTTTGGTGCCCGCCACAAGGCCAAAGACACACTTTTCAAATGTGCTGTTTTTCACTCTTACACTATACAAGCCCTTAGTTCTAATAGCGCATACCACCCCCATAAACTGACAGCCCCGCACCTCAGCCCCCGCCCGCATTTCAAGGCACAGCATATGAGGGCCTGAAAAAATGCATCCATGGAACAAAATATTTCTCTCAGACAAACAACAAACGGCAGTGCTGACCCCTTGACAATCAAATACAATATTGCTGAAGCATATGCGCTCCATGTACCCAATAGCTGGAATTACAGCACTGTTCAAAACATGAAACATTGGACCCCCGCGCGGCAGATGTGCTCTTACAATTGCACAATTGCCAATGATATAACAGGCCCCGGTTACAAGCACAGTGGCGTTGATTTCATACACCCCGCCGGGTTTCAGCACAATTTTCGCATGATTTCTAATAGCTTGTTCTAAATCATCACCAGGATTTACATGCACAGCTCTAATAGATTCAAAGAATACATTGTCAGTTGGCCCATGTTCTCTTTCTTCATTTTCTACATCTTTAAACTCTAACTGAGGAACACGAGGCACATAATCAACTCTAACAGGACCCAGGGCATGCAAGGGGTCTAGGGCTGCATCGAGCCCTCCGTAAGGGGGTCGGGACTGCTCCCTCCGCCCTGCTCCTCCTCCTCCTCCACGAAGGCCTGCTCGGCGTCTGTACATTCCTCTGCCCCGGTGCCTTGCTGGATCTCCTCTATTTCCTGCATTAGGGTCACCGTTTGCTGCCAAGACTGCATTCTGGTCCATGCTGGAATACAAATTAAATCAAGTCTATCCGCTTCAGGAACAACAGAGTCCTGAGGCCAGTTTCTCAGCAAGAAAGACACAAAGGCCAAGTAGGCTAATACGCGCCCCCGGTTGCTCAAATCTGCCTTGCGAAACATTATTTCAAAAAAAGAAGTACAATACCCACGCCTAACTAAATCCCAATACAAATGCCGCCTGGGCATCATGTTCCAGAATCTATAAGAGTGAGTCTCAGCCAAAGTCCCGACCACCTCTGAAAGCCCCGGAAAACACCATCTCCTAACCCACCCAGAGTTATAAGTGCTCCCCTTCATCATATATTTAAAAGCAGAGTAAGTACTGCAAGCGCGCAAGAGATCCATGCTACCTGGTCAAAAGGAAGGTCTGATCCTAGAGAGCAGGCAGCTGAAACTGTGCTCTGCCAGCCAAGTGCACAGCTTATAAGGCATAGCCCGAGGCGCGCCCAGTAAACACAGAAGCCAAAGTACAGTGTAATACAAGACAAGAGCTTTATTGAGTACACAAATAATTCACTGGGGGCGTGGCTTCGTTGACAGGTCCAGGGGTTCTGTTTGCTCTGCCTCAGCCGGCTCAAGCCGCACGCAAGGTCGCTTCGCCGCAGAACAAGGAGTGTCCTCTGGGGTGTGTTGTTTTCTCTTGGGAATGTTTGCAGACACAAAAACCACATCATCCTCAGACTCTTCCTCCTGTGCAGGCACAGCGCCCCCTCGCGTCGGCATTGCAAATGGCACTAAGAAATAAACACACAGTTATAACACAGAAAATAACCTTATTCCCCAGCCCTGTCTAGGAGCAACGGAATAGAAACACTGACCTTCAGAGAGAGCTTTCAGGTAGCACAAGCCACAAATGCTTGTTTCGCCTTTTTCCTGGTAGAAAGCACAGCGCAGGCATCCCACACTGACTCCCGGCTCCAGCGAACTGCCCCACTGATCAAATGAGCTTGTAGTGCTGCGGACCTCATCGCTGTCATCAAATGTAGGCATCTCCTCCAAGCACAGCAGCATATCGGCAGTAATAGTAGGGCTTGGGGCCTCGCAGGCAGGCAGAGGAGAGACGGAGGGTGTGCAGAGCACCACATCAGAGGAATCAGAGAACTCCTCAGCGGCAGAGTCCGTATCACTGTCCCCAAATGGGCTCTGGCAGTCAGAGCACAGCACAGGTGAAAGAGGAGGTGAAATATCAAAGAGCTCGTGCAGCGTTACCACAGGTGAAGGGCTCCGAGGCGGGTCCTCGCGGCAGAGGCAGTCCGGGCGCCATTCCTCCAGAAGAGCGGCCACATAGCCCTCCAGCTCCGGCACAGCAGAAGGCGCGGCGAATCTCATGTTTTCTGAGAGAAAAGTGGAGAATCAGAGAAAACTCTACTCGCTCCGCACTCAAGAGTGAGCACTCTTCAGCGCAGGTGAGTATTTAAAGGGCTCTTCCGGAAAAACCCTCAGAAAAACCCACAGCTCCGCCCAGGTGCGTGTCAAGGAGAGGGGGAAGGTCAGGAGTGGAAATCTGATAAGGGGCAGGTGATATCTGCACGAAGGGCAATAAAAACTGGGTTCGGTTACGGAAATCACCCTCATAAAAAATACTGAGATATTGTCTAAAAATCCCATAAACCGGGCAGACTTTCGACCGCAAAGGACACCACCTGCGGTTCTCGGTACTGATTAACCTGACACCGCGGTGGCCGCCTGACCGCCGCGAACCCGGAACTCGCCCGCGGAAAACACTCCCCGGCCCCGCCCGCGCTCCGCCCGGGCTCCGCCCCGCGGCGCCTCCTACTTTTAGGCCACACCTCTTTGTCCTGTATATTATTGATGATG